GCCCGGCACCGGGCGTCCCACGCCTCCGACGGCCACTCCGCCCGGGCCTGCGCGGCCCATAGGGCCGCCACCGCCAACACAACAAGCGCCGCCGCTGTGCGCATGGCTCACCTCACCGCCAGTTTGGCAGCGATCGTTACCCCGCTCGCCCCGCCGGTCTCCGTGAAGACGATCTTTATGTACCTGCAGAAATCCGGCTGCACCTTTATATAGACCTTTCCATTGCCCGCCGGGCCGCTCGTGGCCGTCATGCCGGTCAGGATATCCGCCGCGCCCTCGGGCTCCGCAAAGGTAACGCCGTCAGCGCTCACCCATGCCTCGGCCTTGACCGTGCCCGTGTATGTCGGCGCGCCCGAGACCGCCATCTGCAGGCCGAAATACCCCTCGGCCCGGGTGCAGTCCACCGCCGCCGAGGTGTACGCCCCGCCCGCCGCGAGTGTCGTTGTTCCGCCCGCCGCGTCAACCAGGTTGACAACCGTGGTGGGGTCCGCCGCCCGCGCCGGGGCGGCGAAAACCGCAAGAATAAAAAAAGCCGTCAATAAGCGTTTCATGCCTTGTCCTTTCTTCTAACTCCTAACTTCTAACTCCTAACTCCTAACTCCTGCCTCTCACGCCGCGTTCTCGATTCCCACCACCTCGACCGTGTCCATCACGCCCTTTTTCGCGCTCCCGAGCCGGTGGACCGTTTTAAGCACCTCCACCACAAAACCGCTCATGCTGTCCAAATCATGGGTCACGTCAATCACGTCCCCGGGCTCGATCTCCGAATTGTCCAGAAACACGCTGAACCGCACAATCCGCCGGGCGCGCCTGTGGAAGTCCAAAAGCGCCTGGGCCACGTGCCCTGCCATGGTGGCGGACGTGACCGCGAAAAAACAAAACAGCCCCCGCTCGCCTGTCCACTCCCGTACCCCGTAGCGGGTCTGGCTTGTGGCGTCCTCTTTCCGGACGCTCCCGGAGTAGCTTGCCGGATCGTCCCAGGAGAGAGCGCAGTCCCGGTTGTAGGCCGCGTTGATCCGGTTGAGGATGTCCTCGGCGGGAGATCTCGACACCGAGACCGAGTCCCGGACGATCTCGTTTTTGGCGATGGCGTGCCCTGAGATTTGCCCTGTCTGCCGGACGATCAGCCTTGCCTTGCCCTGGGGCGAGACGAAAAACCTGCTCCGGCACTGAAGCGCGAGCCGGGCAAACAAATCCGCCGCGCGCCAGGGCCGGTCAAGGCAGAAGCCGAAGGTGTAGGAATTGGTGCCGTAAAAGCTCCCGGCCGCCGAAAGCGCGGTGGTGTCAAGGTCCGCGGAAGGGAAGCCCAGAAGCGCGAGCAACAGGTGTTTAAACACGTGGTCAGGGCGGGTGATCAGGGCGTTGGCCGTGCCCGTGTAGGTCCCGGAGGCGTCGTCCCCGTAGCCCTCCGCGTCGGCGGTGACCGCCCCGCCGATCACGGTGTCGGCGACGCTGTTGCCTTCGATATTCACCGTTTCAGACACAGTCAGCGTCCCGCTCTTGGCGACACCCGTCGCGGGGCTCGCTGAAACCGTCGGCATGTAGGATATCTCTATCCACACTTCAGTGCAATTCAAGTTGCTAAAGGATCCACCCGCCTCCTTGATGGTCGCCGTGGCGTTGTTCCATTCGGCCCACGTGTCCAGCCACGTCGGGACATTATACCAGATGCTTTTCCCGGAGCCCGTAAAATCCAGGGTCACCCCGAATCCTGAGAAACGCAGGGTTCCTGTTCCGGACATGTAAAGGCATATCCTGTATTGCATCGGCGTGCCGTCATACGCCTCATAGCGCGCCTTTGACACAGTCACCTGTGCGCCATCTGTCTCCCACTGTGCGCCTGTAGTCAGCGGGCCGTCACACAGCGACCATGCGTTATATACCGTTCCATAGGTCACTGCCGCACAATCGAATTGCCACACAATGATCTTCTGGGCGCCAGTGTGGGCATGGCTGCCAGTGGCGATCGAAAACGCGCTCTGGTCCACGGAGCCATCGTTCAGCGTCGCCTCGATCGCCACCTGCCGCCGCAACACCGGCAGCGCCGTGAACTTCACCACGGCCTTGCCCGCGTAGCCCGTCAGCTCATCCCCGCTCTGGCCCGTGTAGGCCGTGTATCCGGAGGCGAGCCGCGTGCCCTCCACATAAACGGCGCTCACAGTTTTGACCGGGTGGCCCGCGATCAGATAGACGTACTCCGTCAGCACCTGGGCGACCTTGGCGCCCGCGTCGTGCGCGACGGCCGTTGTCCCGGACGCGCCACGTGTGCAGCCCGTGAGGGTGTTGCCGCTCTTCCCGGTATAGGTGATTTTTTCGTCGTCAATCTGGACCGTGCCGCTCGCCGGAAACGCCGCCGCGCCGGTCAACACCACACTGGTGGCCGTCTTGGTCAAATCCGTGGTGAGCGCCGTGAGCGCCCCGGCCTTGACCGCCCGGCACGGCACGTTCCGGCACGCGCCATAGACGATGCAGGCCATTTTGCCGATGTCGTCGGGGTCCGCGTTGGGCCAGTCCGTGGCGTTGACAACTAGGTTCTCGCCCAGCATCCGGTCCGCGTACCGCGCCCAGACTCCCATCACGGACAGGCGGCACTGGGTCAGGTCGTACTCGGGCTGCCCGCGCACCACGCCCTTGAACAGGATCTCCTTGTCGGCGAAGGCCAGGCCCTTGAAGGTCTGGTACAGGGTCACGTCCACGTTTTCCGGGGGATCGTCGGCGACGAAATTGTCTGAAAACCGGACACCGCCCACAGGGACGTTGGCCAGGGAGAGGGAAAGGTCCGCCTGTTCGATGGTCCCGAGGACGCCGCGCCCGGGCGTCTGGGCCATGCTGGAGTCGAGGAAGCCCCATTCGGTGACGAGGCCGGGAATCCATCTCTCAATAACCAGGTCGCCGATCTCGCCGTAGAAATACCTGTCTGTGTCGCAGTTCGTCTGCCCCCCGGACATCGCGTAGAGATACCTGTACCGGCGTTTGACCGGCGCCTCCGCATAAATGGTGTCCACCAGGGTCGTGTAGCCGGAGTCCGAATAAACAAGCACGTACAGCCGTTTGAGCGCGGCCGACATCATAATCCGCAGCCAGTAGCTGGTGTCCGCGCTCAGAGCCGCGGACGTGAACATCCGCCACTCCGCGCCCGTCACCTCGACGCAGAATACAGGCACATACCCGGATTTTCCGGCCCACACGGTCATGTGGTACGCCGCGTCCGAATATCTGCCCGCGGCGTCCGGCGTGAGCGCCCACGCTGCGACCAGGCCGCAGGCCGAGGTTCCGGAGCCTATTTTCACCCGGACCCGGTGCTCAAATCCGGTGTGCGTCCACAGAGGCCCTGGAAGGGCGCGGGCGATGTACGCCGCCTCCTCTTCATACAGGCGTGTCACGGTAATCGTTGAGGCGCTTTTGCTCCAGCTTTCCTCCGGGTCCTCCTGGATTTCGTAGGCGCTGTAATCCTCGGCCACGAAATCACCTTGCGCCCACAGCCCGCGGTCGGCGAGCCACACCGGCTCCGTGAACCCGAACTCCAGCAGGTTCAGCGGCGCGCAGCCGCGTTTGGCCCTCTCCGTGTCGAATTGCGCGTTGAAGTCCCGCATCAGGCGATCTCCTCCCGAAGCCGCAGCGTCCCGGACCAGCGGTTGTTGTCTGTCTTGCGCAGCGGGTTCTCCGTGTCCAGGAGCCGCACCGTGTGGCCCGCCCCGGCCTCGTCCGTGAACGTGAACGTGTTCTTCGGCCCGACCGCCACGTCCGTCAGCCATTGCTCCACGTTTGCCGCGTCCGTGTCGGTAAGCGCCCGGAACTCCAGGTTCCAGAGCTTTTCCGCCACTCCCTTGTCGTAGGCGAACATCTGCCCGCCCTCGGTCAGGCCCGTGACCACGGCCACGGCCTCCGGGTCGTGGACAGGGTAGGCCCGCGCGCAGGAGAATGTGAAGGTCTCCGCCCCCAGCGTGAAAACGACGTTAGCCACGGCCTATCCTCCCAAGTTCGGGCGCGATGTATTGCCGGGTGATCTCCCGCCAGTCCGCGGGCGTGTTGGCCTGTGCCGCCGCCGGGACATGCACGTGCAGTTCGCCCACGCTCACACTTCCGCCCCCCGTTCCCGCCGCCCGCGCCTCCCGGACGTTTTGCACGCTCTCGCCCTTGTGCAGCCGGTACAGCCCGTCTTTGGGGACGTAGGCCGTTCCTGTGGCGTAGGGCTTCATGCTGGAGTCGAGCAGGCTTGGCTCCCCGGAGGACCCCGGGTATTCCTCCACGTGGACGGTCGTGAGCGTCACCGTCTTGTCGTGGAGCGCGTCAATCTCCGCCTGGATCGCCGAAATCACCGCCGTGGCCTGGTCCTCGCCGTACACCGTGACCGTGGCGTCCATGGCTTCGAGCGCCGCCATCACCTCGCCGATGTGCTGTGACAGGGCGTCAATCTCCCCCGCCGCGTCCGCCGCGGCCTGCTCCATTTGATCCGCCCATTTCCGGTCCGCCTCCATCTGCCGCGCCTTGGCGTCCGCCATCTCCTGGAGCGCCCTGTCCGCCGCCGCCCCGGCGCGCTCGATGTCCCCCACCGCCGCGTCAATCACGGCGCGGCTCGACAGCACTGCCCGCTCGCCCATGCCGAACGCGCTCTGCTCGGTGATTCCGCCCTGGAACTGCCGCGCCACATCGGCCACTGCCTGCTGGTACGCCTTGAGCGCGTCCACACGCTCCTGGCCGTCGCGCCGCATGGCCTCGGTGTACTGCCGGTCCAGGGCCGAGCGCCTCTGGTTGTACTGCTCGACCGGCGCCAGGTCCGCCGTGGTCAGCCCGGAGACCAGGGCCTCGGTTCCGGCCCTGGCGTCCGTCCGCTGGCGTTCGATGGCAAGAAGCTCCTCCTGGTGTTTTTTGAGGCTTTCCTTGGCCCGCTCCCCCGCCGCCACCACCTGGCTGTAATAACTTTGCCAGCCCTTTAACCGGTCGTTAAGGGCCTTCAAATCCTCCTCCGCGGCCTTCCGGGTGGCCGAAACAGAGACGGAGGCCGTCTCCTCCACCTGCCGCCGGATTTCGCCTTCCAGATCGCCGATCGCCGCAAGGGCCGGTGCGGCAGCGCCCGCGATCCGCGCCGCCGCTTCTCCGGCGTTGGAGCGGAGCTTGTCCGCGAATCCCTCGATCCTGACTCCTATCTCCGCCCATTCTACCGAAGCGTCTTCCGCGTCCTGGGCGCCTTCAAGCTGGGCCGCTCCGAAGTCCGCCAGAAACCCGGCGACATCGTCGAGGCTCTTCCCGGCGCTCCCAAGCCGGTCCGCCACGCCGAAAATCCCGAACGGGTCCGCGACCCGCCCGAACGCTGTGATCGCCTTCGCCCCCACCTGCACAACCGCCTGCCCGAACGCGGTGACCGCGCCCATGGCCAGAGACACGGCCTTTTTCACAGACGCCCAAGCCAGCGGGATATAGCCCGTGGCCTTGACCACGGCCGCTATCACATCCGTGATTTTGGCCCCTGTCTCCGCAGCCCATTGCGCCATCCTCCCGTCCGAGGCCGCCGCGGACACCATGTCCGCCACCTCTTTCAGGCTTGCCTTTAAAGCAGCGAACGCGCCGGAGTCCGCCACCAGCCGCTGGAACTCGGTCCAGGTGCTTTTGAGCGTCTCCATGATCCCGGCCCACGTGCCCTGCATCCGCTCGGCCTGCCCGCCGAACCTGTCCGCCATGCCTTCCATGAGCGCGCGGATCGCCGTCTCCGCGTCCACGCCCGCGGCCCCGATGTTGCCCAGTTCCGCCGCCGTCAGCCCGAGCTTTTCCTGGAGGATTTGGAAGGCGGGAACACCCCTCTCGGCCAGTTGGTTGAGTTCTTCAGCGGACACCTTCCCCCTGGTCTGGATCTGCCCGAGCGCCCGGGCGATGCCTTCCAGGGTCTCCTCGTTTCCCCCCAGCGCGCCCATGGTGTCCACAAGGGTGGTCATGGTGTCCAATGTGGGATCGAGGCCCATGGCCTTCATGAGCCGAAAGGAGTCAATGGCCTTCTGGGTGTTGACCGGCATCTCCAAAGCCCAGGCGGTCATGGCCTCGAAGGTCTCCGCGCCCCGTCCTTTGGTGAGCGTGTCCAGGCTGGCCGTCATCTGCTCGACGCTGGACGCGGTCTCGATCAGCCCGCTGGCCAGCCGCTCCACGCCCCAGGCCGCGAACGCGGACGCGGCCAGTGTCCGCAGGTCCGTCAGGCCGCCCGCGATCCCGGACAACACCCCGGAGAGCGATCCCAGGCCGCGCCTGGCCTTGTGACCCGCGGCCTCTGCCTCCTCGCCAAAGCGCTTGACCTTGACCGACCCCTGGTCGTCCACCCTGATTTCGAGCCTCAATGTCCCGACGTTTCCGACCGCCATGGCCTGCCTTTCCTTCTCACTCCTAGCTCCTCACTCCTAACTCCTAACTCCTGACTCCTAACCCGCCAGCGGACACCGTCCCTTGCCCCCGTCCAGCGCCGCCGTCACCTCCCCCAGGTCCATCCACTCATCCAGCCCCAGATCGTCCGCCCGCACCGGATACCCGGCCCGGATCAGCGCCCGCCGCCGCAACAGCTTCACCGTGTAGGGCGACAAATCCTCCGCCCGCTTTTTCCTGCACTGCCCGCAGGCCCAGGCCAGATTCTCCCCAAACTCCGCGCGGCACTTTTCCGTCTCCGCCGGGCCGCACAGCCCGTCCCGTATAGCCGCCAAGTCCGCCGCCAGCTCCTCACCGGCGCCCGGCGCCCCGGTCAGTTTTTTTCCGCGTCCCCTTCTCCGTCCGCGTCCCCGGCCTCCGCGTCCTCCTGGACAGGAGCGTCGAACACGTGGGCCGCCAGCGCCATCACGAGGTCCGCCGCGTTGGCCACCACCTGCTCTTTCCAGTCCTGGCAGTACCGGGGCGATTTGGGATCGCTGGACAGGGGAACCCGTTTCCCGTCCGCCACGCGCTCGAAATCCCCTTCCCGGAACCCGGTCAGGATGATGGCTCCGTATTTCACGCGCGCCTCGGCCCGGGTGTACTCAATCTTGTTCCGCACCCGCCGAATGCACGCGCCCTCGTAGTCCGCGCGCTCCCGCGTGGTGGGGTTCCGGTACCGGAGAGCGATGGAACTTCCGGAGATGTTGTCAAACAGCCGCAGCTCGTTTTCAGGCTCGCCAAAAACCCTTGCCATTTCAGCCTCCCTTCTGAGGTTCGATGCCCGCCTTTGCCTTAGCCTTCATCCCTCATAATTCATAATTCATCCTTGCCTTTAAGCGGCGTAGGCCGCCTGCAGATTCTTCACCTTCACAATCACCGACCCATACGTGGCGTCCTCCAGCACAACCAAATCCCCGGCCTCCGCCACCACCTTCCCGTCCACGCTCAAGGGCGCGCTCATCACCGCGCATTTGGGGAAAATGATCTCCACCTGGTACTTGTGCGGGTCGTCATAGACCGCGCCCTCGCAGAGCAGATAGACCCCGAACGTGTCGTTGTCTGAAATGCTCTGCCCTAAAATGAAGTCCCGGAACTCCCGGTCGAGCTTGAGCGTCTGCTCGCGCCCGCCCCGGAACACCCGGCTGGCGTAGGCCCCGCCCGCGCCCGGCGTGAACTCCACCTCGAAATTGTTTTTGAAACTCCACTCGATGCTCCGGACCTCCGCGGCCAGGGTCTTGCCCCCTGCAAAAGCGCTGCCCGTCCACTTCCCGCCGGTTTTCACCGTCAGCTCCGCCACCCGCAGGGGCGTCTCCGCCACCCGGGCCGGGAACGCGGCCCAGGCCGCCTCGTCCGGCACGTACAGGATTTTGAACGCGATGTCGGTGCCCGTAACCCCGGGCGCCGTGATGGTGATCACCGCCGGGGTGGCCGCGCTCACCTCGGAAAACGCCACCTCGGTCCAGACCCCGGCGGCCAGCTCGCAGCGGATGCGGTGGACGCTGTTCAGCCGCGCCGCCGCAGAGGCCCCCTCCACCGCGTTGGCCGCAAGCGTGAGCGACGTGACGGCCGGGTCCGCCGTGACCGTCTCCTCGGTCACGTTGTCCGTCACCTTGCCCGTGCCCTTCAAATCCAGGGTCAACGCCGCCCACTTGTCCTTCTCGAACTTGGCGGTGAGCGCGTCCACGGCCATGCCCGCGAACCGGCGCTTGAGCACGTCCCCGAATTTCTGGGCCAGGGTGAACGTGGGGTTCGAGCGGCTGCCGTCGAGATCGCCCGAAACAGGGGTGATGGTGTGCTGGTAGCCGGTGCCCGCCGCGGCGGCGGCGGAGGAGCCCAGGGCAAAGGCGCAGCCGAACGCGAAGTGCTGGGGCTGGGCCTTCGAGAAAACCAGCGACCCTTCCGCCAGCGCGCCCAGGTCGTACACCGTGTCCGGCTCCTCATGGCCGGTCATCTCCCCGCCGTTGTGCTCCCGGCGCGGGGTCAGGTTGATCACCGACTCAATGTCCGCGAGCAGCGAGACCCCCATGGTCTGCTCGGTGTTGAGCGCCGTCTCCTTGGCGGCGGCGGAAACCGCCACCTGGTTGTTCGTGGCCCGGATTCCTCTCATGGCCTTGCCTCCTGTTTTAGGTATTCGTAAGTGATGACCATGTTTTGCAGGTCCGCGGAAGCGGCGGCGCCAAACCGGCTGGCGTCCTCCCACGGGGAAAACGCGGACAGGACTCCGGGCAGCCCCAGGGTGTTCTCGTCCAGAATTTCATGGACGGACGCGGCAAGGTCGAGAATGCCCGGGCGGCCCGCGTCCGCGTTGCCGCAGAGCGCCTCGGACAGGTCCACCACGCGCACCCATACCGCCAGGCGCACGGTGATCACCTCCTCGATCATCCCCGCCGCAAGCTCCGAGCGCCGCGTGCCGCCGTCCTTGACGCCCACGGCGGGCAGGCCGCACGCCTTTGGGAGATAGTCCTCGTCCGGCGTCAAAAACACGTCCTGGGGCTTGATGGAAAGTCCGGCCCGGAGGGCGTCCCGTATGGCTGTAAGCAAATCCTTCACGGCCTTTTCCTTACCAGCCGTCCAGGGAACCGGATGTTCCGGAGGACGGTCTGCCGTTGGTGAAAATTCGGTCTGTTTTCGATGTGGAGACCGACGGCCCGGCGTCCGGGTCCGGGGCCGACGCGCCAAGCCCGGCCGTGCCCCGGGACACGTCCTTTAGAAACGCGACCGCGTCGTCCCGCCTGCGCTGCACATCCTCCGGGATTTCCGCGGCGCGTCCGTACAGGGCATAGACGGCGAGGTCCACGCAGCGCTTCCGGATGATGCCCGGGACCGTGGAAAACGGGACCGCGTAGCGGGCGCCGCAGTAGGCGTCAATCTCCGCCTCCGCGTCCGCGACGGCCCCGGCCACGACATCCGTGTCCAGTTCCTCCCCGTCGTCCGACGCGAGCTGGAGCAGCCGGTCCGCGCCCAGAGCGAGCGCGAGGTCGTCACTGTCGCAGTAGGCCATGCCGTTGCCTCCTAATCCGCGTCGCTCCAGGTCCCGCGCGTGACCATGACCCAGTTGGTCACGTCCAGGGCTATGGCGCACGCCATGTCCCCGGCGGAGACCGACTGGATTTTGTCCCCCGCGGCGTTGGTTAAGCCAAGTATCTGGTCCCCGGACGCGGTGTCCACGTTCAACGTCACCCCTGCCGCGTTGGCATGGCAGCATTGGTAACCCGGCGCCGCGGCGGGCAGAGTGAACGTGACCTCGGAAAGCGCCCCGGCGCCGGAATTGGAGAAGAGCGTCCCGGTGTCCGCCGCTGTCAGCGTGATGCTTACGGCGCTGGCCTCGACAGTCCCGAGGAATCCGGAAAGCGTCCCGGTCCCGTCCCCGGCCGCGTTCCCGGAAAAGGCCGCGTCGCCCCCGACAGTCAGGCCGCCGGTCACGTCCGCGCGGCCCTTGGCAAGCAGGTTGGTGAAATATCCGTCGTAATGGACAGCCATGGAGGGCGCCGCCAAAACACACGCCAGCAACAGCAGCAGCAAGGCTGCCGCAGGAACTTTGTGGTGTTGTAAAAAACGTCTCATTGTCTTTCCCCCGTCCTTTGCGGCGGCCCGTTCCCGGGCCGCCCGCGTGTCAGCTCACGGCGCCGGAGACCAGGTAGCACACGTCCGCGCACACCATCACCTCGTCGTAGGCCGTTTCCACCTCGATCACCTCGCCGCCGCCCCCGCGCTCCTCGTCCCGCCACGCGCGGACCTTGAAGCCCTGGGCGCCCTGGGCCATCTCCGTCCACTGGAAGGTCTTGTACGCGGAAACCCCCGTCATCTGGGGATTGGGGTCAATGTAGGCCGCCACGATAAATTTGCCCCACACCCGGGAGAAGCTGGCGGTCTGCCCCCGGTTCGCCGAGTTGTATTGCGCCGCCCCCACCAGCACGCGCTCCACCTCGAAAATCTCCGCCATCTGTTCAAGCCCCACCGCCGCCGGGGACGCGGAGGTGCTGCCTCCCTTCACGTGGTCAAGAAGCTGCGGATGGCGCTTGAGCCTGTCATACACGGCCTTGCCCATGATGAGCGTGTTGGGGTCCGTGAAACATGCGGCCTTGGCCGTGTCAATCACGCCGAGGGGGTCGCTCGTCGCGTACTGGTCGAGCTGGCTGTTGCCCGTGAGCGTGGTTTTGTGGGCCGAGTCGTAGTTCGCCGCCGTGGTGGCCAGCGCGGCCACGCGGATTTCCCGGTCCAAAAGGATGAGGTCCGTAAGAATCTCCACGGCCCGGACCCTGGGCCGGATGGGGGCGTCGGCGTTGGCGGAGATGGAGTCCGGCAAAAACTCCCTGAGCGCGTACTCGCTGCAGGAATAGGTCTCGAAGTCCCCTCCCCAGTCAATTTCGTTCGCCTTGGCCTTTGGCCCGCGCGCCGTGACAGGCCGCGAAAAGCGGTCCTTTTTGTTGAAGACGGCGTATTTGCCGCTCTGCTTGGCGACGGGAACAACAGGCGCCGCCAGGGAGGCGATAAACGCCGCGTTTTTGTAGTCAACGGCCGCCATGGACAAAAGCGCGTCAACATGCACCTGGTTTTTCAAAGGCATCGTGTGTCTCCTTTGCGGGCCGTCCGCCCGCCGTTAGGCCGCTGTTAGGCCGCGAGATACTGGGGGCCGGTCAAAAGGACCTCCACAAGGTCCCCGTCCGAGTCGCCAAGCTCAAGCGCCACCGCGAAATACGCGGCCTTGTCCGCCGTCACCTTCACGCCCCGGTAATTGGAGTCGCTGCCGACATGGCATCCGACAGTGACATCCGTTGTCCCGCCGGTGACATACAAAAGACTCGTTCCAAGCACCGCGACCTCCGCGGCCTCTCCAAGCGCCGCCGGGGCGTTCTGCAGCACCCCGATGGCGACATCCCCTCCGCCCGTGTTGGCGTAGTCAATCCGCCCGTCCGTGTTGATCTTGACGGCGTGGTACTGGTAGGCGGACAGATCCCGCGCCGCCTCCCGGGTGATGCTGCCCATCACCTGGCTTTGGTTTCCGGACATTTCTTCCTCCGTCTTTCATCCCGGTTCAGGTTTGTCATCCCAGTTCAGGGTGGTCTTTGAGCGTCCGCACCAGTCCCTCGGCAAAGGACACCCCGTCAGTTTTCGCCCGCGCGCGGGCCAGGACCGCCGTTTTCGCGTCCTTGTCCGCTCCCTCCGGAATCTCTCCGGCCCGCCCCGCCGCCTCGCTGAAAAGCGGCGACACGGGGAGCGACTGCAGAAACTCCTTCATGCGGGCCAGGCCGTCCTTCGGGGAGCCGTCCGCGAACTCCGCCGGCGCGCCCTGTCCGGCAAGGCTTTCCATCAGCGCCAAAAGCCCGCCGTCCCGTTGCGCCGGGGTGATTTTCCCCGCCGCGGCCATGGCCTCAACAAAGTCCCGGGCCTCTTTCCGCCGCGCCTCCGCCAGGGCTTTTTGCTCCTTTTCCGCGAACTCGCGCCGGACCTCATCGCGCGCCTTGTCCGCGGCCGCCTTTTCAGCGGCGGCGATCTTCTGTCTCACTTCCTCTTCCGTCATCGTCTCCTCGTTTTCCCCCGCGAACGCGGGCGCGGGCGCCTCTGTTTCCGGCGCCTTATCAAGGGTTTGCAATTCCTCTATGTCCCATTCCCGGACCACGCGGTCCGCCGCGTCCTGTCCGTCCTTGGCGATCAGCCACTCGCGGAGCCCGCGCAGAACGCGCGCCAGCGTCCCGGCGGTCCCGGGCTCCGAAAACTCGAACACCGGCGCGGCCCCTTCCCGGAACGCGCAGTCGGCGAGCCCTTTGACGGCCGGGGGCGTTGCCCCCAGAAACCCCACGTGCCGGAGACTCCCGTCCGGATAAAAAGCTGCGGAGCGCTTCTTGAAAAGCTTTCGCCGGAGCATGTCCGCGAACTCCGGCGCCAGCTCGGCCTTTGCGAGCAGCACTTTTCTCCCGTCCCGGACATCCTGCCGGAGGGCCTTGATCCAGCCCCAGGCGGGCGAGTCCAGTTCCGGGTGGCCGATCACCACCGGCGGCTCGTGCCGCCCGGCGTCGAACGCCGCGACGGCGCTCCCGATCAAGGCGTCCCCGTCATGCTCCCTGCCAAGGGAATCCTTTTGTTTTCCCCCTGAAAAAATCTCCATCCACATGGGCGTCTCCTTTTGCGTGTTACATGCCGTTGGCTGTCAGAATATATTCCTCAGCGGCCCGGGCGATCTCCCGGAGGTCCTCGTCCTGGAGGACCAAAAAAGGCCGCGCCGGAATGTCCCCCCACGGGACCGGAGCGTTCCGGACATGCGCCCGCACATCCCGCCCGGCGCGCTTGTGGGCGCGGACGCGCGCCTGGACAGTCCCGGACTCCCCGCGCCGCGCGCCGAACTGGTGGACCGCCGCGTATTTGGCGGGGGCCGAAAACACCACGCCGAGAGCCCCGGCCGTGGTGTGGATCCGGCGGAGCTGCCCGCTCCGCACAAGGACGCGCCCCGGCCACTTGCGCGCCTTTTTTCTTTCCCGGATGGTGGTCTCGGACAGCGGTTTCCACGCGGGCCTGCCGCCGTCCTCAAAGTTCCGTAGGATGGAGGTTGTTCCCACCTCCCCGGCGAGCCGCATCACCGGTGTCAGGTCCGCCATGCGCGCCGCCGCCTTTTTGAGCGCCGCAAGGACCGCCACGTCGTTTACAGTGATGTGGGCGGACATTTGACAACTCCAAAACAAAAACGCATACTGTGTTTGATGCGGGAAAGAGCCCCCCGGGGGGGCGTTGACTTCCCGCAGGCGGGAGCGGAAGGCCCGGGCCTCTTCTCCCACGCGCCTTATCCCTCAGCGGGCCACAGCAGCCGGACCCCCTTCCGCATCCCGTTGATGTTCGACCGGTTCAGAGGAATCAGGTTGTAAAGCAGCATCCCGCCAGGCCCCTCGTCCACAATGACACCCGCTCCGGTTTTGGCCTCTCCCGACTTGAAAAGCGCGATGTAACGCCTGCGGAACCGGATGTTGCCCGCGCCGTCCTCGTGCTGGGTGAGCCAGATTTCGTACGGCCGCTCCAGCGCGGATTTGAACCACGCGAGAAACCGTTCCCTGTTGCCGCCCTCATCGCCCTTGAGCATCGCGTGCGCGACAGCCCCGAAATCCACAGTCACAGCGTGCCCGTCCGCGGTGCGAACGGATGCTGTTGTTTCTTTGGGGCTCATGCCGAACACCCGCCGGAATTCGGTCTCCACGGCGTCGAACGCCTTGGAGGAATCCCCAAGCCGTCCGGAGAGAACGGACAGGGCCGGAAGTTTGGGCGGCTGGGAGGGCAAATCCTCCCGGATATCCCCCTGTGCCGGTCTTCCAAAGTCCGCGTAGCTTTTCTGCTGGGAGACCTTCCATTTGATTTGCCCGGCCTCGCCTCTCGCTGTCCGCGCCCGGACCTCCGCCTCCAGGCTCCCCAGGGTTCCGCCCCACCCCTGCTCCGGTAAAAGCGCCTGGGGCTGGCCCGTCTCCCCGGTCACCGGGTCCACGATCTCCAAAGCCTCCGGGACCTTCTCCTCCGCCTTCCAGCCGTTCCGCTCCATCTCGGCCTGGCTCACGGAGACAACCGTGCAGCGGCAGTTGAACCCGTTGGGCGGATACCACTTCTGCCAGAAGGGCGAATCGTGCCTGAAAATCCTCCCGTGGAGCGCCGCGTGGAGAGGCCTGGTGGATGCGTCCAGCACCGCCGAGTACCGCCAGAACGGGCGCATTCTTAAAACCACCGGGTCGGTGAGCCGCCTGTACCGCCCGGCCTGATAGGCGGCCTGCATGTTGGTCCTGAAAATCGTCTCGATGTGCCAGGGCCTGAGCTTTGCCCAGCCACGCGCCTCAAAGACAGAGTCCGCCCGCGCCTGGAACTCCTTGAGGGTCTCCCCCTCCTCCAGGGCCTTTAAGAGCGCGCCCTTAACGTCCGCGAGAAGGTCCGCCCTGGCCACGCCCGCGATGGTGAAGGCCCGGGCCTGAAAGAAATCAGACGCCTCCGTGAAAGGTTTGCCCGGCCCCCACGGGCCGCCCGCGCCTTCCGAAAACTCCGCGCCGTTGCCGCCCGCTCCAATCCTGTCCGCCTCTGTCAGCGCCCGGTAAAGCGCGTCCTGAAACGGCCCCTCCTGGCTCTTCGGATACAGCCCTGGCAGGGCGTCCGCCGCCTGTTCCAGGCTTTCCGCTTTTTCCAGCAGGTCCTTGATTTCGGCGATCCATCCGGCCGCCGCGTCCGCGCCCTCCCGGACAAACCCGTCCGCAGCCGCGTCCAGACGCCTCTGCCCTTCCGCCGCATGGCTCTCACGGGCCGCGTAACTGTCCGGGACGCGGCGCTCCGCGAACTCGCCGCCGTTCTGTCCGCCGGACGCTGTTCCGCCCCCCAGCAAGGGCTCGTCCCCGTCCGGGCGCGGCACGCCCGCGTCGTCGTAAATGTGGCGCACAGGCACCGGAACACCCATCCGCGCCGCGCGCTCCGCGATCTCCAGCACCTCTTTGCGGTCCGGCGCGGACTCCGTCCGGTACCACAGCCGGGGCGGCGCCGCCCCCGCCACGTTCAGCTCCGCGATCCACCGGACCAAAGTCTGGTTCCAGGTTTCGGCGAGCAAATCCGCGTCCGCCTTGATGATGTCCGCGCGCACCGCGCTCTGGGCGTCGTCCGACCCCAGCCTCCCCGGGGTTCCCTCGGTTGTCGCCGTCTGGCCAAGAACGGCCTTGGAAATCTGCGCGTCATGCCAGTCCGCGTGCTCCATGTAGGAGACCTGGCCCGTCCGGGAGGCCTCCAGAAAGTTGACGGCCATGCCCTCCGGTATGGCCACGCACGCCTCCTGCTGGATGGCGTCCATGGCCGAAAGCAGCCTTTCAATGTCCTTTTCATTGGACCCCGCCGGATACTTTCCCAGGGCGGTCGGGCTGCCGAACTTCTCCAAAAACACAAGCCACCACTTGATTCCGGCCTTCTTGAACCACGTGCTCCAGTAGAGCGTCTGGCCCAGCGGCCGTCCGTAGGGGTTGTCACTGTCCCCCCACGTGTGCGTGATGAACTTCCTAGGCGGGAGAGTCTCCCCCTGGACCCCGTTGTCCAGGGTCAAAAGGCGCGGCTCCCGGCCGTATGTGAAAGCAAAACGCCGCGGATGCTTGCCTATAAGTTTTTTCGGAACCCACAGCCCGTCTTTGACCTCCCACAGCGCCTCGCAGACATAAAAACCGTACAGAACGGCCTGCATCAGGTCATACGTGGCCTGTGAGAAATTGACGGCGGAAAGAGCGGCACGGACCAGGTCCGCAGCCCTGGCGTCCGCCGCGGAGCTCCCGCCCGGCTCGACGGTCCACTCAAGCCCCGCCACCGCCAGATACCGGGTGCGCAGCACGCTTCCCGCGTGGGCGTCCCTGGCCACGTCGTCATACAGGCGCAGTCCGCGCCCGCAGGCCCGGGTCCTGAGCACGGGGTCCGGGTTTTCCAGGTGGTCCAGAAAACCGGTCCACATGTCCGGGTCCCTGTTGAGCACCGCGATTTCGATCCTGTCAGGCTTTTCCATCTATTCCCCGAAATATCCGCGCGTCCGCGTAAACTCCCGCCTGCGCCCAAGGCTCCGGTGTTCCATGGGCGCGCCCGCCGCGCCCTCCACAAGGCTTTTGAGCATTTCAAGAGCGTCCGGACCGTCGTCATGGTCTCCCGCCGGATACAGCCTGAGCTGCTCGAACAGTGTCCGGTGGTGCCTCCGAAGCCTGATCCATCCGTTCTTGATCCACGGCTGCAGGGTCTGGATGCGCAGATACTTGTCCGAGCGGCTTTTGATCTCCACGGCGCGCAGCGTCAGACCGCGCGCGTGGGCCTCCTTTTCCAGGGTGTCCTTGAAAAACTCCTGGAACTGCACGGTCTCGACCCCAATCGCCGCGAACCGTTCCCTTGCGTGGTAGGCAAGCACGTCCCCGATGATTTTGTCCGGGTGGCGCTTTTCGATGTCCGCCGTTTCAACCCACAGCACGCCGTGCTTGAAGCGGCCCGCGACAATGGCCGAAGGGTCGCGCCGTTTGGCCGCCTTGCCCATGGACGGGTCCACCGCGCAGAAGAGCGGAGCGCCCGACAAATCCGCGTCCCCGTCCTCCCAGAACCGGATGTCCGCCCCGGAAAACAGGCAGTCCTCCGGGTTCACAGGCTCGTTTTGCTTCTCGGAGTCAAAGAAGGCCGGGCCGTCCGACACCCGCATCTTCATCAAAAAGTAATACGGCTCCCTCTCCGGCCACAGCACACAGGTCCCGTCGAGCATCGCGTCCCGGTTCCGCGCGAAAAAGGCGTCCGCCGCCTGTTCAGCGGCCTCCTTGCCGACAGTGACATCCGAAAACACGCGCTCCCATTCCTCCCACAGCCCGCTCTGGCTGTAGCGGATGACGGATTTGAACTTTTGGCCCTTCCATCCGGGCTTCTTCAAAAGCTCCGAGAGCAGCGAGTCATAGTGCAGCACCGTGCCCACGACGATGAACACGGTGTCCGGCTGGCCGATTTTCATCAAAGCCTTGAAAAACCACGCGCGCAGCTTGGCGCGCTGGTCCGGGGAGGCCACGGACTCGTCGTTTTCAAGATCGTCCCCGATAACAAGGTCCGGCCGCTTGCTTCCGTGCCGGAACCCCCTGAGCTTCTGCCCGGCGCCCGCCGCGTGGATTTTCACCCCGTTTCTGGTGATGACCATCATGGCCCGCCAGACAGGGCCCTCGCCGCACGCGTTCGGAAAGTCCTGGGCCAGACGCCCGTTGCTCTCAAGCTCCGTCTTGATGAACGACAAAAAACTCTCCGCCTGGGCCGCCGTCTCGGAAACAGGCAGGATGTAGCGCCGCAGGCCAAAGCAGACGCACCACAGGGGAAGCAGAAAGGTTGTCCACGTGCTCTTGGCGTTTCCGCGCGGCGCCGCGTCCGCCTCTTTGTCCCCCTCGCCGGCCGTCACGGCGCGTTCGATCATGGCCGTGAAGCGCCCCGCGAACCAGGCGTGCAGGGCGGAGGGCGCCGTGGTGAAGTAATGGGGAAAGTAGGTCCGGCCAAAGAAGGCGAGGTCTGTCCGCGCCCGCGAAACCCGCGCGCGCCGCTCCTCCGGGCCGTCCGGGAAGGGGCGGGCCTGCGCCTGGATCATCAGACGGAGGGCCTCGGCCTCCCTGTCAAACCGCTTTTCACTGGCCGCGCCGGTCGCCATGCTTCTCCCGCCCCCATTGGATCAGATCGTCAAAATGCTGTTCCAGGCCCTGGACAATTTGAGGCTCGCGCATTGAAAAAAAGGTGATCATGTCCCTGACAAACTCGAGGAAGAGCCCGGACCGTTTTGCCAGGGTCCTTGCGGCCTCTTCCCGCTCCGCCGCCTCGAACCGCTGGACCAGCGCCCCCAGCTTGCTGATGGAGTCCCAGGTTCCAGGCGGCACCCGTCCCGGGGGCAGCCCCTCCGCGTACTCCATCTCCCGGGCGAGAAGCGCCGAGAGCCTGCGCGCCGTCCCGCGCTTTTCCTCCCGCGCCCTGTCCCATGCGTCCAGGTCCTCTCCGCCCGCCCTGGTGTCCGCCTTCCACTGGCCAAGCGCCTGCCGGGAAACGCCCAGCGTTTCGCTTATGGCCGTGAGGCTTTGCCCGTCCACATAGAGGCGCATGGCCGCGTCACAGAGCCTCGCCTTGTCCCCCTTCTGCGCCATCCCCGCACCGCCCCTGAAAACGCCCGTAACATGTTTATAAACACTGACAACCGCGTTTCCGGCCATGGCCCCGCGCCG